AGAATTACCCTGAAATCCTTGAGGTCCAAAATTACCCTGAAGTCCTGTAGATCCAATATTACCTTGGAATCCCTGAAGTCCTGTAGATCCAGATCCTTGGAAACCTTGTCTTCCCTGGAAACCCTGGAAACCAAATCCAGTAGATCCTTGGGATCCTTGGAAACCTTGAAGTCCTGTCGGTCCAAATCCTTGTGGTCCTGTATTTCCTTGGAGAGATATCCCATTGATAATATTTTTGATGGACTTTTCATATATAAATGGGGTCTTCTCTCTTACTATTTCAACTTGTTCCCAAAATTTCTTAAGAGAGTCCTTAGCCTCTTGATTTGACGCAAATGGTATTTCAATTACAGTATCTGATCCAGACTCCTTTATTTTTAAAATATTATTTGAACAAAACGCAACAGATATATTAAAAGCTGATATTGTATGAGAGCTTTGTCCATCATCACTTCTTATGTGAATTGATAGGTCGTCAAATCCAATAATTAAAAACTTATCAAAACTATATTTCATATAACATAGATCTCAAATTTTATATCAGGATCTATCTGATTACCTGCGATATCTGACATTGAGAATTTGAAAGAGTAAGTCCCAGTATCATATATAGACACCAGTGGAAGATCATTATAGTCATATAATATAATATCTGAGTCAGATATTGACATCGATTGAGTGAGTCCACCATGTGTAATATCTATGGTATTTTCAATCAAAATTTCGATTAGTCTATCCTTTGTTAGTACACTATATGTCCCTGAAACCAATCCTGATTGTGTTATTGATATATAAGTGGAGAATGTCATACCATGGTCCCCATTGGTACTATACCCAGAAGAATATGTACTACCAATCGCTGATATGGTAAATCCAGCAATATCATTTTCAACAGTATCATAAAAATAGACTGTTGGTGGAATTAGATCTTGTAAAGGATTGAGATCCTGAATTACAACTGATGTTTGATCCAGAACTAAATTTAATATCGACTCGACTTGCTTCGCATAACTCTCTATCGAAAAATCCAAAAATAATCTATTAGATGAATCATCATCAATCATTAGAAGCTTACCAACTCTTGATATAGAATTGATACTACTTAATACCAAATATGCTAATGGAGACCTTGGGATATTGGAATCCCATATAACAATAGATTCATTTGGAACATATGTTTCAATATTTAAAATTGATAAATTCATAAATGACATACCTATTTGGTTCAATGTATCTGCGTAATAGGAATATTCATCATCAATAACAGCAACCATTATATCCAATACGACTGGGTATTTTGTACTAGGGTTAGTTAAATATATCTGCTTTATTCTATTTGTGGGGGATCCAGTAAGAACCATCATCTGAGCCATAGGATAAGATTGTGATTGATTATCATAGTAGTTCCAGACTATATAATTATCCTCAATATTAACAGAATTTTGGTTATATGTTGCTTTAATTACTAAAAATGTAGCATTATCACCTAATCCTAAATGATTTAAAAGATAATTAACTTGTCCTGTTTTTAGTATTATTCTGCTTTTTACGATCTGCTTATATGGTATTCTTATATCCCCACCTAAGAGTCTTTCTATAGTATTAATTCCATTAACAGCTATAAAATCGCTATTTTGCAATTTGATATATTGACTAACACCAAAAGCTGAATCAGACCCAGGACAACCTACACACATATTCGATTATTCATTTCTGTATATATAAAAAGAATACAGGGGAATTTAATAAAAATATATACCATATAAAAAAAATACTACATGGCCAAAAAGAAAAGGACTTTCAATCAAGAATTTGAAGAATTTGAAGATATTGTTAGGGAAAAGAAAGTTCATCTTGGTTATAGATTAAATTTAAAATTTAAGAACAAAAAACAAAAGGAATATTATGTAGGGATAAAATCTAACAGAATATTTTTAACAAGAGGATCAGCAGGAACTGGAAAAACGATAATTGCAATTTTAGCAGCTCTTGAAATGTTGAAGGATGGATCTATTAAAAAGATTTTAATAACAAAACCAATAGTTGAATCATCTTCAAGTATGGGGTTTTTACCTGGTGATATGACAACAAAAATATCTCAGTACATGGTCTCTTTCTATTCAAATTTAGAAAAAATAATAGGTAGAGAATATTTAAATATTCTAAAGCAAGAGGGGTTAATTGTAGAAGTTCCATTAAACTTCATGAGAGGTAATACATTTGGTGGTGTTAATGAAGATGGCACACCATCTGGATATTTCATAATTGCTGATGAGATGCAAAATTCTACTGTTAGAGAAATGAAACTTCTTATAAGCAGGTTAGGAGAGGGATCCACAATGGTTATAATGGGGGATACGGATCAAGTAGATTTAAGATTAGCTCGAAATGAGAAAAATGGACTTGATGATGCAGTTGATAGGATATCTAATATAAATGGGGTTGGTAATATACAGTTTTCCGATGATGATATAGTTAGAGACCCATTTTTAATAGAAATTATGAAATCATACAAAAGTTAAGATATATCTAAAATATATACTAAAATGAGTAGTAAGATGTTAATAAGAGATAGGGATGAGCTTATAACCGATTTAATTTTTTCAAAGGGGACGGATTATATAATTGATATAGGTGACTATATTGAAGACATATCAAACTTTGATGAGTTCGTGAGTGAGATAAAAACAATTCTTAAAAGGTCAAAAGTATCTATAGTAAGAAATTCTGTTGATGTTAGCAGTAAAACAGTAATATGGAAATTGAAAGTAAAAAAGTGATTCCAATACCCCAAAAATATTTGAAATTATAAAGGAATGGAATAATGACTGATATAATTTATAATAAATAAATTATGTCAAATACAATTAAACCTAATACTAGAAAGGATTCCAGAAAAAAATCAACAGAAAAAAATATTGATTATTTGCATGAATTTGTAATGACTTTTACAAATGGTAAATCTCTTTTCTCATCAAAAAAAATGGAACGATTTATTGTTTTTTGGACATTCCTAATAATGACTATAATATACCTTAGTTTAAATATAAGAATTATAAGCTCATGGGATTTTGTTGAAATATTAGCTCTTTGGTTAGCTTACGGTGGGTATAATTCACTTATGGGACTTAGAGACAAAAAGTTAAGTAGGGATAATAGGGTATCTGAGTTAGAAGAAGAGGTTAATAATTATACAATTGGTCAATCTGACTCAACTTCGGAGTAATCATTTATAAAATACCCAAACATAATTTTTATGAAATCTAAAGTCATACAAATATTTGGACCACCATCATCAGGAAAATCAACATTAGCAGCTGAAATACACACTGAATTAAAAAAGAAAGGTCTTAACTCAATATTTGTAAGTGAAGCATCTACTGATTATATTGCAGAATATGGGATACCTAATACACCATCTGATCAAATGGTTATTTTTTATAAGCAACTTAATAGAGAGAAAATGTTTCTAGGTTCAAAAGATTACATAATTTGTGATTCTAGCTCAATCTTGAATTATTTCTATTTTAGATCACTATTCAATAAAAATTTATCTAATAAAGATATAGCTTCTATAAATCATATTCAAAAAGAAATACTCAAGCATATAAATTCTATAGATATGGTATTCTATGTGCCTCCTATTAATACAGATATTGTCGATGGTATTCGATTTCACAATAAAGATGAGATAAATAAGCTTGGTATTTTAATAAAATCATACTTGGATATGGAAAATATTGAATATGAGGATTTAACTGCCGTTGGTATGAAGAATCGTGTTGATCATGTTATAAAAAATATATTACAATAATGTATCTAAAAATCAAAGATAATGTTAGGATAGTACCTGAATTTTTAGAAGAGTTCCCCCATCTTGAGGGATTGGATGGGTATATCAGATCAATATATGGCAATATGATCGAAATATATTTCGATCAAGATCCAGTGGGATCCTATACATATGATATAAATCATAAAAAGATAACTCTCAGTAAAGATAAGATAAGAGAAAGAAAAATTCAAAGTATATTATGCTGATAAACATTATTACGCGATGCACTAGAGTTGGTAATATTGAGCAAGTAAAAAATTCAATATTTCAGAAGTCAAAATTTGATGTTAAATGGTGGTTAATATTCGACACTCGTGACTTAAAAGAAATTGATGCGTCTATATTAGAATCTTTACAAAATGTGAATTGTCAAACCCTTTTTTATGAAGGTGATGAGGGAGACTTTGGACATCAGTTAATAAATAAAGCCATTGATAAGATTGAAGATGGGTTCGTATATATTATAGACGATGATAATATAATACATGATGACTTTTATGAAGAAGTGTATAATTCAATGAAGAAAAATCCAGATAAGAGAGGATTCGTATTTTCTCAAAAGGTTGGTGGTAAAGACTTCACTGGACTTGATATAAGGCAATGTAGTCCTGATAACATGAAGGTCCAAAAAATAGATATGTCGCAATTTGTTATTAAGATAGACCTAATTGGTAATAACAGATTTGATAGTATGAATTATATCGCTGATGGTGTTTTCATCGAAAAGTTATTTTTAGATAACCCCGATGATTTCATATTCATAGATAAAATACTTTGTCACTATAATTATATAGTTCCGAAAAAATGGGAGTCCTCCCCTAGAGTTCTTTATATTGGTGAGGGTGAGCCAGACCTAAGATCAATATCATATCCCAATCTTGGTGAAACTGATAAACTGATCGTAAAATACCAAAAAGATGATTCAAAAATTGAATCAATTCTTAATGAATTTAACCCGAACTCTATAATAGTTGTTGGAGATCTATCAAAATCAACTAAAATATTAAATCAACCACCAGATATAAGGAGAAGGTCTTACCACTTACCAAATTTATCTAGTGATATTGGTGAAATCTCATATCAAGTATCCATGAATTGGATATTAAATCTAGATAGAAAGGATACAGTATCATATTTTACTCCAATATACAATACCGGAGATAAATTAAAACTGACATACAAATCTTTAGTGAATCAAACTATTAATAATTGGGAATGGGTAATAGTTAATGATTCAACAGATGATGGGAAAACATTAAAAATAGCTGAGGAAATATCATCTAATGATAATAGAGTAAAGCTCTATGATTTCCGTAAAAAAAGCGGGGGTGTTATTGGAGAATCCAAATATAGAGCTGCTATGATGTGTGGAGGTGATATCTTAGCTGAATTGGACCATGATGACTTTTTGATGCCAAAGTGTACTGAAATGTTATTAAAGGCTTCAGAAAAATTTCCAGAATCTGGATTCTTTTATACTGACTCAGCTGAAATGACATCAGATTGGAATTCACCTAGATTTTATGACGATGGATTTGGATTGGGATATGGAAAATATAGAGAGGAAAATCATTTCGGTGTAAATATTAATATAATAGAATCCCCGAATATAAATCCTAAGACCATTAGACATATTGTGGGAGTTCCCAATCATGTGAGGGCTTGGCGAAGAAGGGAATATATGAAAATAGGAGGACACAATAGAAATTTAACAATAGCTGATGATTTTGAATTATTGATAAGAACTTTCCTAGAAACTAATATGGTAAAAATACCTAGCTTGGGATACTTGCAATTTATACACAATACAGGATCAAATACTCATAATATTTCAAGAGCTGACATCCAAAGGAGGGTAAGGACAATAGGTTCATATTACAATCAAAAAATATTCAATAGATTTGAAGATCTTGGATTAACTGACTGGGCATATTTAGAGAACAAAGAATATCCACTAGCATCCAAAAGTAGATTTGATGATCAAGAAGAAATAGCAAATAGTATATTTTATTATGATCAAAAAGTAAATAAAAAAGAATCAGATATTGATTATATTATTTAGTAACGGATATTTTATTAGCGAATCCACCACAGATGATTAGGTCGAATATATGACCATCATGATTAGCAAATTCCCTGATTCTTGTTAAATTTAATTTATCAACCTCAAATTCATTTACCATCATTTGACCTAACGATTCAAATTTATCTGTTATATTATCATAAAATGATAGACATTCTATTGAGTCCCCATCGTGGAGAATCTTACCAACTTTAGTTTTACTATTGAATTTTATAACAACCATCTTTAAATATAATAATTTTAATTTAGAAAGTAGTAAATATCAAACTGTAACTAATTATATATTAACTTTTTAATATCGATAAGTATAATACTATGCTTGTATCATGTATAATAGATGGTAATTACATATTATCTAAATTAGTATTCACTTTACATAAAAATAATTTATTATATGGTGCCTTAAGACAATCTCTTGAAAATACAATATTAAGCTATAAGAAAAAATATCCATTCACTGATTTCTTCTTAGTCTCTGACTCAAAAGAAAAATCTTGGAGGAAGGATATATTAGTTGATTATAAATCATCAAGAAAGAAAGATAGTGATATTGATTGGAAATTTGTATATTCTACATATGATGATTTCAAATCAAAAATAATTGGGACAAGAGTTTTAGAATCACCTAAAATAGAAGGTGATGATTGGATATCATTTCTAGTTAAAAAGTTCAATGATGATGGTAAATCAACCATGATAGTATCTAATGATCATGACATAAAACAATTAATAAAATTTGACCTTGATAAAATGTGGGTGAATTTCATGAGTAATGAAATGTATCACAATCAAAGAATATTTCTTCCTCAGAATTATCAAATTATTTTAGATAAAATAAATAAACTCAAAAATGATGATATCTTTGAACTGAATGATAATACAGAATTTATCCATCTGTTTAAATCATTTGAAAGAAATCATGATATTGTTGAAATAAATAATTTAGAGTCTCTTTTTATTAAAATTGTTTCTGGTGACTCTAGTGATAATATAAAATCTGTATATCAGGTCTCTAAAAATGGAAAGGTGAGGGGGATAGGTAAGAAAGGGGCTCAATCCATCTATGAGACGTATTTATCAGAATTTGGTGATGTTTCTTTAGAAGATACAGATCTATATGATAATATTGCTGATATAATTTGCGAAAAGAAAAAGCTATCTCGATCAATGGTATCTCCAATTGTTTCTAAAATTCATAAAAATATGAAACTAATTGACCTTAGATTGCAAAATCTACCAAAGGAAATTATTATCTCTATGGAAGAAAAATACCTATTATCCTAATTAAACTTTTACTAATAGTATGATATTATACTAAATGATATGTACATTCTGTAAAGAGGAAATAAAATCCAATGAGATAATTACCTATACTGAAGATGGTGTGGAATCACATATGAGATGTCAAAAGATATTTGAAGACCATTGGAATGATAGAGAAAAGTTTCTTGATCTAATGGGATATTAGGTGGTGTATCAGAGAGGAAGTCTACAATAAAATGATCGAAGATAATATCTTATCTGTCTCAAAGACAATATTCCAGAATAGGAAAGATTGGAAATTCATAACTAATGAGATGAAGGAAAAATACTTTTTTATATTTAATAGATATTTTAGTAAAAAATATCCGATTGAATCACAACTTATTAACCATAAGTTAATAAACAAGTCCATCGGATTGGATCTTTGGTATTTATTCATGAAAGATAAAAAATATCCAAATTGGTTTTGGTCCAAATCGAAAATTAAAAAATCTTATGGTCTATCCGAAAATGATTTTAATCTATTGATGATAAAATTAAATCTCAATAAAGACTGTGATCTACAATATTTGATAAATAACTTTCCAGAATTAATAGAAGAGGAATTAAAATTTTATAAACAAAAATAATTAAACACATGAATTGGTACGCAATAAGAACACAAAATAACAAAGAGAAGAGTGTCCTAGAAAAACTAAACCTTGAAATTGATAGATTTGGAACTAACACCATAATAGGACGGACCCTAGTTCCAATGGAGAAGATAGTCATGACAAAGAACGGTAAAAAGTTTTTGAGAGAAAAGACCATTTACCCTGGATATGTTTTTGTAGAAACATCGGCATTAGGTGAGGTAGCAAGTATTCTTAAAGGTATCCAAGGAGCTGCTGGATTTGTTAGATCAAGGTCAGGAGACATACAACCAATAAAAGATCATGAAATAAAAAATCTTTTACAAGTCCAAGATGAGAAAAGAGAAACTCTTGATAACCTAACGAAGTTCAATATTGATGATAATATTAATATTACTGATGGTCCGTTCAGTGGATTCAAAGGGAAGGTACAGGAAGTTATGGTCGAAAAGCAAAGAGCTAAGATCGGAGTACTTGTATTTGGGAGAATAACTAACATTGAATTGGACTTTAACCAAATCGAAAGGGTTTATTGATTAATAAATGCTTTAATTATATGGAATACAATATAATTGATAAATACTTTAATGTTCAATATAATTAAAATTGATTTTGATAATCTTAGGTCAATTTCATATAAGAAGAAATCAATTACCTATGATAATATGGATCTGACTTTTCCTAATAGCATTAGTTATGAATATAATAGGACTGTAGAAGTCCTTACACATCCAAGAACATGGGCCTCAATGCAATCTGTAGGCTCATTTGATTGGAACATATCGTATATTTACCGATATTATGGTACCAATAACCACCTCAGAATATCAAAATCGAATAAGCGAAATTATTATTTTGCTTATGATGATAAATACCATCTGAAAGAAATAATCGAAAAGTTCAAATTATCTAATATTATAGACAATGGGATATATTCCTATCTTGTAGAAATGGATAGAAGGTCGAAAATTGAATTTATAATGTCTTAAATTTTTAACCTTTCATTAATTCTACATCTAACGATAGATCTATCTTTATCAGTGGGGTAGTAGTCATTCATAAGATCTTTGGGTAAGTCATCCCATGAATCTCCAAAGTATCTTACTTTAAATCCACGATTAATACATTCAGTATAAATTAGATCATATCGATTCTTTAGATATAACAATTTATCATAGAAGAACTTAACATGTCCCTTACCTAATTTAAATTCTTCTGGCCTATCTAACATGGAGTACCTTCCACTACGTATACAATTAGGTATCCTTTTTATCTCTCTTGCTTCTGCAAGAAGATGTTTGTCTACCAGTTCTGATGGTGATATGCCTGAATTTATTCTAGTCATGGTATAAATATATGGATCTTTAATTAAATATATACTATCTATGGATAAGTTCACGGACAAATTTTTTAATAAGATATTATCAATAAGTGAAGATTTTGAAGAAGTTTTTCAAGACCTTATAGATATTGGATTTGAATTCCATATTAGTTCGTACTACACGGATAGTAATTATAAAAAAATTCCACAAAATCGTATTAATAAAGTACAAAAATATTACTATGGAGTTGAAATTAATCTGGGAAGAAAATCAGTAGACCACACAGGAAAGATGTCTAATGGATCATTTATATATGAAGAAGATCCGACATTTCTAAAGGACCTATATAATTCCATAAAAAGACTTAAAAGTCAGTATGAAGAGTATGAAATTCATTTCTATATGATATCTAATGAATCAATTCATATTAGAGTCATTATGGGACACAATGAAAATGACATCAAACACATTTTGGATATGAGAGATTCAATATTCAAAATTACTAATATCAAAATTCCTGTAATAAATGGAAATGAATATGAGATAGTAAACTCACTAGATGGACTTCCCATCTTTGATCCTAAATCATATCCAATGTTAGATTCTTCTTATGTCATCAAATTATCCCAAAAATCAATTAACAGAATCAAAAATAATCAAAAATGTAATTATATGGATTATAATGAGATAGTTACATATCTCATGAATCATCTATCAAAATTAAATAATTGGAATTATTATTTTGATAGGATAAGAGTACCATCAAAGTATATAATAATCGGTGGATCCGAAAGTAGAGGTGAAATATCTAAAAACGGCAAAGCAATTGGATGTTTCTACCTAGAATCTAAAGCTTCTATAGCTACAACAAAATCAATTTTTAAAAAGAAAGAGTCTTTAATTTATGATAATGCCATCATAAATTTCAAAATTTACTAAAGTTAATAATAAAATTACTTATGATGTAATATATACTTAGTGAAAAATAAAATAATATCCGATATTAAATTTCTGTCCTTGGGACTTAATGAACTAATCATTGATATTCCACTGGAAGACATTACTTTTCATTCAATTGAACTGGTAGAAGGAAATCAAATTATTCTCCATAGAATATTGGAAGATCTGGATATTGAATATGATTTTGATGATCTTGATAAAGTAGATAAATCAAAAATTCACAGTCTTATATCAGGATTTATGAAGTAAATCTTTCTTTATTTCTTTTATCTAAATATGCTTTTAGATCATCATACTTGACACTACCAGGTGACATGGTTATTAAATTCGGATCTGCCTCCTTTTTCTCTTGTTCGTTAGAATCTACCTTATTTTGGTCTTCAGCTGCCATTTTTTTCAGAATATGGCCTAGATAAAAATCTATCCCATTTTCTTTAATAATAGATTGTTCTATCTTAAAGATGGAAACTTGTTTTTTATGAACAACGTAGACCTCATCAATTTTCATATAATGATCCGTATAGAAATTTATATCACCAATAGTTCCCTGTTTATAAACCGGAGTTTTATACTTATTGTTCCAAAAAAAGGCAAATTCATCATCTTGATTTACTACTCTTTCTCCTGATCTATCTATCTTAGAAGAAGCGACTCCAAGAGAAGTTTTGAAATATTTAGACTTCATTAATTCGGATTTAAATCCCAAATTTGATACAAAATTATACATAATGATATATATTATGATATCATTTCTTTGTTACTCAATTCCAATTTTCTCAATTGAGTCAAATTCTTCATCTAATTCTATTTTAAGTTCGACAATATAATCCTCATCTATTTTTTCTATCTCAACATTTCTTGTTATTTGTCCTATTAGATCGAAAGTATCTAGACCATATTTTTTGAATTTGATATAACACTTTTTTATTTTTCTCTTACCATCATCATCACTAACAGCCTCTTCTAAGGGTATTGTAACATATAAATTATATAAAAAATCAACATCGGAGAACTTAATAACTAAATTATCATATATAGACGAATATTTACTTATCTCAGAACTTTGTAATATCAGTCCTAATTCTGAAAAAGATATATCTTTTTCAGAATTTTCTTTTTTCTTACCTCTTTCTAGAGCATCTGTCATATTAGAAATAGAATCATCGGATTGTTCATTATTTTCATCAAAAAACTCATCAATCTTCTTTTTTATTTTCATAAGTTCCATTTTTATATACTCTTCGGGGGTATCAGAAACATTCTCTTTAATGAAATCAACAAATTTTATAATTTCCATACACTATATATAAAAATACTGATATTAAAAAACAAAAATACTATGGGTAAAATGGGAATTTCTATTTTTATTAAACTAAAAGAAGAATTAAAAAAATTTAGGAGAAATACTCTTGGTAAAGAGGATAGAATAAAAATTTGTAATAAGTATAATATAACATCTGATGAGATCAACTATGTCATTAAATACTTAGGATATGAACTCAAAAAGGAAAAAACTTTAAATCATTAAAATTAATATCTTATATTTGTACATATAAAGCTTTCTGAGAATAAATCGATGTGGAAATCGAAGCTGATTCTAAACCAGTTTTCATCGGGTTCAAATCCTGCAGAAAGCGCGAAATTGATATTCAATGAAACATAAAAAGGATGCTATAAAGGCAGCAAATGAAATAATAGATGACCACAAATCCAAAGGTTTATTTAAAAGTGAGGCTATAATTGCAAGCATAGTTACAGTTGAAACTATGCTACGGTGTATACCCAGCTTACGCACAAATTTAAGTAATTTTATCTAATGAAACAATTTTAATATTTGAATCATTTTTTAATACAATTTCATTCTCAATCCAAATCATATCCCTTTGAAATAAACTTCTTGTTATATCTATTTTGGTTATCGGTATTTCAACAGTTATTAAGTATAAATTTTTTGTTTTTAAATGAAAAAGTTGTTGTTTGAAATCTGGGTCTTTAATTCTATTTGGGTTAGTAAACCAAGAATATCCGAGATTTTTAGTGTTTAAATCTTTTAGATTATCTAATACGACAAATCTATAAATCGTAACTGGGTTTGGTATTCCATTAAACCCATCAGGAAATTTATCTCCCAAAAGTAATTTAAAACTATTAACAACATTTATTATCGCTTCATCTAACGTATCTGCATCATCCCAAGCGCCACTTGATAAATCATTCTCTAATCCCCATTTAGCCATATCATATAAATTCTGCTCAGTTAATTCTGAAAATGAATTAAATTTATGTGGATTGAATGTTGATGTGTTTTCATTCAAATATTCTCTTATGGTGGTTGCTATAAACTTTCTCAAATCTCACATCTTTTCTTTTATATATAAATATTCAATTTAAAAAATCCACCCTAAAATTCTTTTTGTTTTTGTTCCTACTTCTAATCAACATTTATCTAAACTTAACCACACCTATACATAACAAGGTGTATATGTAATGGTGGTTTCATCTTTAATTTCAACAGTTGCTCTTTCTATGAAGTTTTGTGGTTAAACAAACATTTCTGCCCTCAATCCACCACTACATATACACCCAATCGTTATGTGCAAGTGCTACATTGGTACTTCTAATTGAGTTCAGTGAAGAAAACAAAAAGAATTTTTCCCAACGCACAAATTTAAGTAATTTTAACGGACACATTCATCTAACAACCTTTCCATTTTTATTTATATAAATAAAAATTAATATATAGAATAATGAAGTAGATAAAAAATAAAAAACAATCGAAACTCCTAGTAATAACCAGAGGAGATATAAATCCTGGTTATCAATGTGTCCAAGGACAGCACTCAGTTGCAGACTTTGCATATACTCATCCAGACACATTTAAAAAGTGGAAGATGGAATCCAATTCCATCATATCATTATCAGCAAAGTCAGAATCAGAATTACTTACTATTTATGACCGCCTTGAAAAAATAACTCCATCAGTTAAATTTTTCGAACCGGATATTGATCAATGGACATCAATTTGTGTATTTGGCACGCATGATGTGCGTAGATCTTTATCTAATTTACCATTATCGCTAAAAAATAATGATAAGAAATGAAGTTAGATAAATTCATTATTATCATGTTTAATTTTCTCATTAAACGATTCCGTCGAAAAATATCCCTTTCAAGATCCGGGACCTATATTCTATCAAAGGAAGTATTTAACTATGAATGTTGTTATTGTAAATCAAACTTAAAAGAACTACCATATTTCAATAATAATATGTATGGATATGAAATAGAAAATATAGATCTTAAGTATCAAGAACCGCAAATTTCTGAAGAATCATTCAAACTTTATGGATGGGTAATTGAATGTAAATATAAAAATGTCGCAAAAAGTGGGTGGGTAACCAAAAGTCCTCATAAAGTGTATGGGTCTAAGGAAATAGCTATGAGTTCTATTATCCAAATTGAAAATAACTCTGGGTACTACTCAAAACTACTAGATATGAGAATAAAGCCAGTATATCATATAGATAATTTGGTTGATAATAGAAGGATATTAATAAATAAAATTTTAAAAAAATGAAAATAAAAATGACATAGATAGAAGAAATAAAAAGTTACGACGATGTAATTAATGCCATGTTGACGACCCAACAAACTACACAAAATATTTTAGAACATGGTATATCAGTTCATAAATATTTCAATGATCTAATTGGGGAAAATAAATTAGATTGGAAATTACCTGATTGGTTTGAAGAACATAAAGAATTCATTCTAAATAATTTACATAAATATGATGATATTGAGGAATATCAAAAAATGCATGATTGTGGGAAGCCATATTGTCTATATGTAGATGAGGAAGGTCGAAATCACTTTCCTGACCATTCCAATATTTCATCCCAAGTATTTTCTAAAATATCAAATAATATTATAGTAAAAGATCTTATTTCTAAGGATATGATATTCCACACTATAAGATCCGAGGATCTGAAAAATTTCATAGACAAAACATCAATTGAAACAGTACTCACACTATTAACAACATCATTTTGTGAACTACATTCAAATGCTAATATGTTTGGTGGTATTAAAAGTCAATCCTTTCTGATTAAATTAAAGAAGACAAGTAAGTTAGGAAAAAAAACTATCCATATGATAATGGACAAAAACAAAAAACAAAAAACAAAATGAAAGAAGAAATTAAAAAAAGTATACTGAAGTATTTTGAAAATACCTCCAAACACACATTTGTGAGTAAACTTGATGAGAATAAGTTTCTGAAAGTATTCATTGAAGAGGATAAAATTATGGTATTATCAGGTAAGTCTCTACATGAGATAAGTATGGATAATATTAATAATGGAATTGATATTTATGAAAAGGGATATAAGAATATTCAGAAGACATCTCTATTTAGTACTCATGAATTTGTTGCAATAAAAAGTAATAGATTTATTAAAGAGAAAGTAAAGGAAATATTATCTAATATGAAAGAAAGAAGACCTGGATACTTTGTCTACGAGAAACCATTGAAGAAATCAATTCTTGAAAAAATAATTAGTGCATTGGGATTTTAATATATATTATATGAATAAATTTTCATTGATCAGGGAGAATTATAATCTTGGAAGTTTTTCAATTTCCAGAAGTCAATTTAATACCTATAAGGGATTTATTGATACTGTACTTAGAGGAATGTATGGTGATACTATACTAATACCAGGATTTGGAGAATTTATAAAACCAAGGAGTTTTGAATCTAATGAAGGAAGGCATATATCCATTTTAAATAAAGTAAATACAAATTTAAGTGTATTGTCTTATCTAGTAAGGGAGTTTAAACTATCCAATTTCAATGAAGTTATAGAACTCATTAAGACCAATTCAAAAGAACTTTTTTTAGAAAATAGTAAATATTTACCAAAAATAGTTGAAATTATCAAAGCTACTGAGAAAGCTGGTGATAAAAATGAAGATCTAGCTATATCATATATAAAGGAAATAATAATGTTAAAAAAAGATATTAATGTCACTCCCAACAAAGTGCCAACTTCATCTTATAAAGATTTAGTATTAGGGATAGATGTTGAATTTGATATAAATGGTAAGACATATACATGTCAAGTAAAACCACTGGTAAATCACACTTATCAAGACCAACTTGTATTAATTACAACATCTGGCAATGTTAAACACTATAATACTGACTATATTTGCTTTTCGAACTGGAGATCTGGATCTTCCATCTTATTCCAGAACAAAGAAGCAAAAAAAGAAAATTACAATCTTGTTTCTATACCAAAAAAATATTTAATTACAAAATAATTAACATGAATAATCTACAATCTCAACTTATGGAATTATTGGAATTACCATTTGAGCAATCATCTATTTGTAAAAATTACCCGAATGATTCAATCCTTGGTGAAGAGTATAGATCATCTATTGGACATTTGGATGATAATTGTATTAAATATCCAAATGATAGTGATCTTGGTAGATTTTTAAGATCTTTAAATCAAGTCTAATATTAAAATATTTTTTGTATATTTGTAAGATGAAAACACGATTTAGCCCATCCCCAACAGGACTATTCCATATTGGAAGCCTTAGAACTGCATTATTGAACTATCTGATGGCTCGGTCCAATAATGGGACATTTATTCTTAGGATAGATGATACTGACCTAGAAAGAAATAAACCTGAAAATGTTGATTATATCTATGATACCATGAAATCTTTCAAGCTAGATTATGATCTAACATTCTCACAATCTAGTCGATTAGATCGATATTTAGAAGTTGCCAAAAAGATTGGTGTCAAAACAGAAAATGGGTATGAGATTGATATGGGTGGATATAAAATGGTGATACTTAGGAATAATGGGTATCCAACTTATAACTTTTGTTCTATATTGGATGATTATGACTACGATATTACTGATATTATTCGTGGAGTGGATCATATCAATAATCTAGAAAAGCAAGTTAAAATATGGAACATGATATCTTCTGTTGAGGGCGAAAAGACATTCCCAAATGTTCATCATGCCGGGCTTCTTTTCCAAAGTGGTCGAAAGATTTCTAAAAGAGATGGGACAAGTTCCATGGAATTTTACAAGGATTTTAATAAGGAAGCTGTGCTTAATTGGATATTTAAACTTGGGTGGGCTCATCCTGATGCAAATTTTGATAAGAAATATCCAATATTATCTATCCATGATATGATCAAAATTTTTAACGAAGGTCATATTACTAAAAAGAATTGTGGAATTGATCTGAATAAGTTGAACTTCCTTAATAAGAAGTGGACAAGTCGGAAAAATATGTATGAGCCAGTTCCTCCACATATTCAGAAAATGATGGATAACTTAGATAATTTAAAATATCCAAGGATCTAAATGGGTGTAAGTAGTCATGGATTCAAAAAGAATGATATTCTAATATGTATAGATACTAAGGGGTTGGAAAATTCTCCTATTGAGATATTTGGAAAATATATTTGTTCATATATCCATCAAGAGTATCATGATATGATATTTCTAGAGAAGATAAATGGAGTTTTTGATGCTAGTAGATTTATGAATATGAAAGACTTCAGAAAATCTAAAATTAGTAAAATTCTAGATCAATAAAAGTTATATCTCCCATCCTCTTCAATGAAATTAGTTGAAATGGGATATATTCTTATTTCCTTATTTTGCTTTTGGACAAGAGCTCGTAGAAAGCCATCTATAACATCCTTATTCAAAATTCTTATAATATCATTATCCATTTCGTCAACCACTGAATAGAATAGTGGATCATCTGATTTCTTAATAATCAAAGGTATCTTATTAAGACCTTTATTTTTATAAACCTTTCCCAAAAACAGTCTTATTAATTTTGAATTATCCAATTCAATTTTCACCTCACTTTTCATATTGTATTATACATACACTAATTATTTTGTTTTTCGATTTGAATAATATTATATATAGATAATAATGTTAATAATAAGAGGTAGATTAAAACCAGTGGGAACCACATATGAATTTATATCTGTTAAAAGTAGAATAAAACATATGATACTAAAAAATGACAATGAAAATTTTGACTTTGTTGTCGATGATAATGGTAGAAAGTCCATAAAGTCATTCGGTCCCGATAATCTAAATACTGATCTTATAGGAATGGAGGTCCCGATAATAGATGATGATTTGGTGGCTAAATTTAACTCGGATGGATCTATTGAAATAATACAAAAGTTAGAAGAGGCTTTACCTAGTCAACATAATATAGATCAACTAAATAGAGTTAGGAAAATATCAAAGGGTATAGATATTGGTGATCGAATAATGAATATGGATAAAGGATCTAATCTTAAATACATGAGAAATCCAATTGATAGTGGAATAGAATCATATGAAGATTTCGAAAAGAGAAATAAAGATTTTATACCCGGTTGGAATTTCAAGAATTTAATCTCTCCTTTTAAACATCGATCCAGGAAAAAATCCACGAAGTGATTGAAACCTATTAAACTTTCAAAGTCCCATATATATAATTATTAATCAGAAATCTCTGATATAAATAAAAATAAAATATAAATGGAAAACGAAATTGATGAATTGTTTGATGGTGGACTAGATGATAAAATGGAATTCTTAAATGAACCTACAAAAGCAAATACTGATGGGATCTATAGAGTAGATCTATCAAAAGCAAAAGACAAGAAAAAGGGATATCGAAGTGTAGTTAGGTTCCTACCTAATCTCACTACTGAAGGTAAAGTGGGACAAAGTGCTCTTGAAAAGATAAGTCACTATGTTGATATTAAGTCAATGAGAGAAATATCAGGGTATTATGATTCTCCAAAGAATTTTGGAGAAAAATGTACACTATCAGATCTGTACTATCAACTTATAAATTCTAAAAATGCTATTCTTCAAGAAAGAGCTAAAATGCTAAATTATTCAAGAAAATACTATTCATATGTTCTTGTGTTGGAAGATGAGCAGCAACCTGAACTAGTAGGAAAAATAATGGTATTCCAATATGGAAAAACTATTAAAGATAAGATCAATGCCGAAAAAAATGGTGAAATATCTGGGGTTGGTGTAAATGTATTTGATCTATCAAATGGTAAGGATTTTGTACTATTAGTAAAAGAAATATCTACAGGTGATGATACTTATCCAGACTATAAAATGTCAATGTTCAAGCCAGAAACATCATCAATTCAGATATTCTCAAAAGGTGTGTTCAAACATGCTCCATTGAAAGATGGTAAAATTGATCCAAAAGCTCAGAGTATTGTAAGAGAATTTTTGATGGATAGACAACATAATTTAGAAGATTTTGGTCCTAAAAAATTAGATGAAAGTCAACAATCAAAGATAAATGAGATCATTGATTTTATGACAGGTAAATCATCTAATTCAATGTCCAAAGAATCAAACCCATCATCCAGTGATTTTGATTTTGAGGAGTCTATGACAAGTGAATCCTCAAGTACATCTGAGTCTGATGATGATTTCTTTTCTGATCTCTAATCCAAAATGGTGGTAAGTAAAATACACCAACGTGAAATTAAATTCAGAGCATTTGATACTGTAACAGGACGAATGTATATGCCAGATGACCAGATAGGCCCAGTTTTACGTCTATCTGGTTGTTTGTCTTTACAGGAATCATGGGTAACTGGGGAATTCATAATTATGATGTTCACTGGACTAAAGGATAAGAATGGGATTGATGTCTATGAAGGTGATGTTATAATATCATATGACTCAATGATGAGAGAGGTGAAACACTTTATTACATATGATGATAGGTCAGCTAGATTTGTAACTAATATAACCACCGATCTAAGTAGTGTTGGTTTACCAGGAATAAACCAAAATTGGTTAAGTGAATTTAATAAAATCGTTATCGGAAATATTTATAAAAATCCAGAATTAATACAAAATAAATAGAAAGTTGGATTTTAGAAAGGTGAATTACGCTCCATGTTGTTTAAACATATGTGACATTTTGTGTATAAAAAATAAATATATCATTTTAAATGAACCTAATAAACAAAGAATTTATTGATCTATTGACCAATGATAAATTTAAAATCATTGACATATATCAAAATATAGCAATAACTAATGAAAGAGAAAAAATACATGTTGATAGATTACTGGATTCTACTTATTATAAGCCATTAACATTAGTACAAAATCAAGGAATGCAAGGAATGAACGAAGGTAAGAAATTTGAAATAAATATAGAGGACGAAAAAGTAGATCCATCTACCTTTCTTCAAGGATCTAGTATAAATTTACTTGATCAATTGTCAAATGCTGTAAAAGCAATACCTGAGGATAAATTACCAATTGATGATCTCCAAGTATCTGGTTCTGATAGTATGTATGGAATGCCATCTGATGAAAGTGCTATCATCATTGATAATTCATATGATGAAAAGGCTGAGATATTAAAAAAGTATGGAGTTATAGAATCCCCTGATCTAAAATCTCAAAATGAAAAATTTTCTAAATTTTTAGATGAGGATAATAGTCGTCAAGTGGAAGTTAGAAATTCCGAAGATTCTCCGACCCAGAATTCAAATGGACACATTCCCTTTCAACAAGATCCAATAACTATTATGTTTAAAAATGTTAAAAGGACAATTGATCTAAAAATAGATCTAGAAATTGAAAATAAAATACCAAGGTTAGATTTTATTGAAATGATGGAAGATTCATATGAAATCTCTATAATTGAGTATTTATCAAATGAATTTACTAAAAATCTTTTACAAAATCCTGAAGAAATCAAGAAAATGATCTCAGATAAAATTAGGAAAATGGTCAGTGATAGTAAAAAGGGGGATTTAAAAGATTCAAAAGATTCAAAAGAATCTTCACCAAAGAGTATAGTAGAAGATACCCCATCTACACCAAAATCACCAGTAACTAGGAGGAAATCAAAAAAGGTAAAAGATGATACAAGAAATATACCTGAAAAGAGCTCTTAATATAAGAAAAGAATACTTATCCATAAAGTCAAATATGGATGAATATGATAAATTCGCAAAAAATCTATTAATATCCATAGATGATAGAACTAAAGAACTACACGAACTTCAGAAGAAAATAGAAGAGAAGAAAATAACTGATATAGAAACAGCCAAAGATAAATTAATGGAAATTTTAATAAATCTTGAAACGGAGGCAAATGGAATAGAAGATATCATTAATAATATGAATTTAAAAATTGATAATCTTAAAGTTAATGAGCAAGACCTTTATAAGGAACTGAAATATAAGTACCCAGAACTAAAAGACAATGATCTTAAAAGGGAAGTATATGATTATATCACATCTAAACTAAAATAGTTACTAAAAAGGAGATCTTTAATATATATCCTTAAAATGGGATATTTAAATGAGGTCATCAAGGTTTATTAATGTAGATAATAATGTTCTGATTGAGTATCTATACGATGATGGTGATCTAATAAGTGAACCATATAATATTTTAATAAATGATAAGACCAATATAAGATCATTTATTTCTACTGATGACAGCGATACCAACAATGACTTATATAGTACACTATATAAGATAGACCCTACATCAAACAGGTATTCATCAATAAAATCTGACCCACTTGTTCCAAATAAAATTGATAATAGCTTAGGATTTCTTCAAGTAAAGAATTTCCCGTCATCAATCCCAATAAGGTACGATACGATCAAGGTACATATTCCAATTGATTGGGTATTTGATGATTATAAAGGGTTTCATATAAGAGTATACACATTTAATTTTGATGAATCGTCCCAAGTAGACCTATCAAATTATTATTTTGATATAACTGATGTTGACCATAATTATAAAATGGAATATGCATCTCCAGTTAATATTATTAATGAAAAGCAATGGGGCAAATTCTTAGAAATAAAATTCCCATCTCCAACTAAAGTATCTGATCAAAGAAAAGATAATGTGACAAAAAATAATACAATAAATTTTAATTTAACTGATGGTCTTGGGA